GGACTAACGGTAGTTGTAGCTGCGTTACCAAGAGCGCTTACAGCGTGGTCATTACCAGAAAGGTCGTCAATGGTGTTACCTTGGAGAGCAAGGAAGGTAGTGTTTTGATCAGCTGGATCGAAGTCTTCGGTAGGAGGTGTGAAGTTAGCGGTGTAACGGGCGAGACCTTTGGAGATACGGAGGTTAGAAATATTGCCTTGGAACCTAGGTCTACCCCCACCTGAATAACCCCCACCTATAAATAGTTCAGAAGTTTGACCAAATGCAGTGGGCATTGTTCCAGATACATCTAATACACCATTTACATATACTTTAGCTTCATCGGTTCCAGTACCTTCTCTTACATACGCATAATGCGTCCAAGTGTTTACAGGAGGTGAATTAGTCGTTATCAGAAAATTAGTACCCCAATCAGTAAGCCTAAGCTTGCTACCGGCTCCATCGTACTGGACAAACCATGAATAACCACCATCTATACCTTGTACAACTACACCTGCATATTGTGCCTGAGCTACTGTAGGTCTCAGCCAAAACTCAATAGTAAACGGATTAGTGCCGAAGTTAAAATCGTCTGTGGAGGCTAGTGACAACATATCACCAGTCCCGTCAAAACTACCCGCTCCACTGGTCACAAACGGTGCGTCAGTAGAAGGAGCAGCGTCACCATTAACAGTGATCGTATGAGCGCTAGCGGAGTTATCTTGGATCTTGTACGACTGACAAGTCAGCAGTTTAACGTTAGAAGCCGTTGCACCTTGGGAAGTAGTGGTAAGGTCTTCTTTGCTGGGTAGGAAATCGGAGGTATAGAGAGCTTGACCTTTGGTAACACGCAGGTTGGAAATTTTGCCGTCCAACGACTGTTGACCATTTCCAAATGCACCAATCTCTACACCATTTTGAGTAAAGTTTGTTGAGTTAGTAACTGTACTTCCTTGCTGCACTCCGTTGTAAAACAAACGTAGGTCAGTACCTGACCGAGTTACTGCGATATGAGTCCAAGCGCTAGTACTCGGTGCTGCTGTAGTAATTAGGTCAGCTGTCGCGTAATTTCTAACTCTAAAAACATTATTGTCAAAGTACAAAAACAAGCTATTGGCGACTTCATTGCTGTAGATAACGCCAAGGTTAGTCGCATCTGGGTATACCCATGCTTCAATAGTGAAGTCACCAGTACCGAAAGCAAAATCAGTATTAGACGCAATATCTAGGTAATCACCCGTCCCATCAAACGTCACCGAATACTTGTCGGTGTGAGGGTTGACAGCAATAGTGCTGGCATCACCGTTCGCCGTAATGTTCTTACCGCTTGTATCGACAATCGTGCTGCCGTTACAAGTAAGGAGCTTGACATTACCTGCCTTTGCACCTTGGCTAGTTGTGGTTAGAGGTGTGGTAGAAGGAGTGAACGCAGCGGTATAGAGTGCTTGACCTTTGGTTAGACGGACGTTAGAAATCTTACCGTCCCACTCAGCACCACCAGATGCAAGATTACCTATTCGAGTAATGTTACTAGCAGATGGTTTTGCAAAAGTAGCACTACCACCAGTCAATAGTAGCGTACCATTCTTATACACCTTTACATCAGTACCATCGTAGACAACTGCCAAATGTGTCCAAACATTGGTTGTTAGTGCATTAGTAGAGTTGATACTTGATATGCTGCTACCATTCCACCACTGGAAATATAAGTCAGTACCACCACTGTAAAATAAAATATATTGATGACCATTTGAAGTATTCCATCCAGCAGCACCACCACCTCTACCAAGTACTGAATTTGTCCCCAAAGTATTAGGGTATACCCACGCTTCGAGTGTAAAGGGTTCACTACTTAAACCAAGATCAAAACCAGTGCTATCAGCAATGCTCAAATAATCACCAGTTCCGTCAAATTCAACAGAGTGATGATTAGCAAACGGTGCAGACGTAGAAACTGCAGCGTTACCATTAGCAGTAATAGCTTCACCAACGCCACTCTTATCCGCAAACGTGCTGTCTTGACACGTCAGAAGTTTGACGTTAGACGCAGTAGCACCTTGGCTTGTGGTGGTTAGATCTGCGGTAGGAGGCGTGAAGTTAGCAGTGTAGAGAGCCTGACCTTTGACGATACGGATGTTCGACAGCTGACCATTCCAATCTCTAGGATTGCCTGCAATACCGCTTATTCGTAGATCAGCAGTAGATGTAATGTTCCAGCTGTTAGTAGCAGTATCGACTGAGGTACCATCTATAAACAGCTTTAACGAAGTGCCTGACCGGGAAACAGCGAAGTGATGCCATGCACCATTATTGAGATTACTGCCACCAGCTAGGACTTTGCTTGAACCGCTACCATCAACAATACTGAAGTAAAATCCTGTTCCACCTGAATTTAAGGAAATATACCAGCCATTATAACTTGTAGGTGAACCGTACTTATGCATAATCGTTTGGTACGATACAGTTGCAGAAGTCTTAAACCAACCTTCAATGGTGAAATCACCTGTTCCAAAGTTGTGGTCAGCACTATTAGGAATAGTCAGGTAATCCCCAGTTCCGTCAAAGTTGCCTGAGTACCCGTTAAACGGACCTTCGTTAACAAAAGTTGTATCACCGGTAACGGTAACACTGTGACCAAGGTTGCTGTTATCACGGACAGTCTGATCTTGACAGGTAAGTAGAACAGTGTCGTCAGTAGCAGTTAGAGCAGTTGAAGGCGGGGTAAAGGCAGCGGTATAAAGTGCACGACCTTTGATGATGCGGAAGTTAGAGATCTTACCTGTAAAGTAATTACCACCACCAGTGTATGAACCTACTTTTACATCGCTACTAAGGTAGTTTGTGGAATCAGTTGCAGATCCTGCTACCGCCCCATTTAAGAAGAACTTTGTTGTAGTACCTTCTCTAGCTATAGCAATATGATACCATTGGTTATTAGAAACAGAAACGTTATCTATTAACCTACTGTTATTCACATAATAGTAAAGATCACCATCTACGGCATCTCTAAATATTGCTGGATAATTTCCATTTGAGGGTCTGATGTCAAAAAGGGTTTCGTACGATCCAGAACCTTGGAAATATGCCCAAAACTCGATGGTAAAGTCATCTGTACCAAGAGCAAACGCAGTGTTGTCAGGAATAGTAAGGTAATCCCCAGTACCGTCAAACTCCGTACTCCAGCTATTAGCCGTGTAAGCCGGTCCAGCGACAAGACCACTAGCAGTCCAGTCGTTGTTATTACCGCTTACATCGTTGCCAAGTGCAGTAGCAGAGGAGGTGTCAGCGAAGTCAAGGTGGAAACCGTTAGTACCGTATGAACCGCTGAAGGCTTTGGGTTGCCATACGTTGTTGGAATCGGTGAAACCGAAATAAGATGAATTTAGTGCTTGACCGTCAATGAAGTGGACGTTAGCAAGGTAGGCATCTAAATAAGGGTTGCTGTAGTATGTCCTTCCAATTCTGTGTTCGGAGCTAGCGTTAATTCCAACGTTTTGATCCTGGGCGGGATAAGAACCATTTAAACTTTGTTCAACACCGTTTACATAAATTTTGACTCGATCTGGTCCAGTCGATTGTGTAGTATCGTAAGCGATGACAATATGATACCAAGCAGAGCAGTCTCTAAATACAGCATCTGTTCTAATCTCATTATTGCTAGCAACACTTTGATAGATTCTTAAAACGTTGCCATAAATATAAGCCTCAGTATTAGGAGCGCTAAATAGCGCAGCATCACCTGTTGAGGATAGTTTTACCCACCCACTCCAGGTCCACGTCTTTCTGTTACCCGCCGATGAGAAGGTGCGACTAAGGTACGCCGAATCAGCCGAGTTAAACCGTACCGAATGTTCAATGTTGTCAACAGTATCAGCCGGTGGGGGAGTACCCCCTCCGCCGCCAGCAGCTGCAGTAGCAGCCACCGGCAAAGAAAAAGTCTTCCTCATGCAACATCTCCAACGTTAGCTCCATACAGCGTTGAACTGACTTTCCACAGCACAATGTAAGTAGTGCCAGAAGTCGAAAGAGTAGGAGCGGAACCACCGACCCAAGTAATGGTCGGCCAAGTAAGTGTGTTACTACCAGCGGTAACACCAATAGTCATAGACTCCCCAGCTGCAAAACTAGAAGCAGTAGCAGTACGACTAGCGCCAAGAGTCCACAGTTGAATAGGTCCATTGGCAGGGTTAAGGTCTACACTGGCACCATCACTAATGGTGAAAACAGTTTCGGTAATATCACCAAGAGTTTTGTTGGTAAGGGTTTGAGAGTCAGTAGTACCAACAATCGTTCCACTAGGACCAACAGCAACAGCAGCAGTACCGAGACCAAGAGTGGTCCGAGATGCAGCAGCATCTGCGTCATCAATCAGGGTTGCACCAAAAGTGCTAACACCAGAAGCAGCAAAGAAATCACCGGATGCAGAAGTAGCAGCAGTGCCAAGACCAAGGGTTGTACGTTGAGCAGCAGCGTCAGCATCGTCAAGCAATGCTTTACCAGCAGTAGTAACGTCACCACCCATCTTTGTGGTAGTGACAACACCAGCGTCAATAGTCCAAGATGCACCTGAACTAGCAACGGTAATGTCACCTTTGTCGCCGTCAGTCAGTGAGCCAGCTGCTGCAGTCGTATCCTTATCAAGTTTACCAGTAAATGGGTTAAATTTATACGACATAATGTACCTCAGGCTTTAGTAACGCTGGTCAGTTTGTTGTTGCTGTCATAAGCGAGGGTGAGCACAGCTACGGTAGTACCACTGGAACCACCATCTTTATATGTAATTGTTTGGATCTCACCAGCACCGTTTCCAGAAGAAACGTAGGTAAGAGCCACGTAGTCATGAGACGGGATGTAAAGACCCGCAATATCTTGTACAAGCATTGTTCAAATAATAAGAGTTAGGTTTTAATGCAAGGAAGCAACGCGATGTTGCGGGGACGGGTTTCAGTACCGAAGTTACCTGTTGTTCCAGAATCAGACGTTTGTCTATCACTGGTAAAGTCGTTATCTCCTGAGCCAGTACCTGCTTCGTCTTGACCTGTGCTGGGTGTGTTGTATTTCTCTCCATGAGTGTGCCGCTGCAGTTGGTGATCTTGGAACGAACCAAAGGTACGACCACTATCAGTGCCTTTACCGTTATCCCAACCACGCAGGAATTCACCACGCAGGTCAGGCAAGTTAAAGGTACTAGAACCATCACCAGCACCAAAGGTCGTACCTACAACAGCAAACAGAGCAGAGTAGGTAGTACGGCTGATAGCAGCACCGTTGGCTTCTAGGTATCCACTAGGAGCAGAGTTAGCAGCGAAATAGAACACAGCACCGGCTGGCACACCACCAAGGGTACCAAAACTTAGGTTACCGGAACCATCTGTTTTCAATACAGAGTCTGCAGCTCCATCAGTCGTAGGATAGCTGAGACCTTTTGCAGTAAGTGTACCTGTTGTAGTAATGTTCTGACTACCAAAATCAGGAGAGACTTTGGTACCAGCAATAGCAGCACTAGCGTTGACATCAGCATTAACAATGGTACCATCGACAATGTTTGCACTTGCAACAGTAATGTCAGTAGGAAGTGCACCAGCACCGAGTTTATCCATAGTGACTGCATCAGCTGCAATCTTCAACGTAGTAACTGCGCCATCACGGATGTGATTAGTCGTTACTGCACGGTTACCGTCAGTACTGGCGTCATCACGCAGTTTGTCTGACGTAACAGAATCATCAGCTAGTTTAGCAGTACCGACACTACCATCAGCAATACCACCTTGGATAATGTCTTGTAGACCCTGTTCCTTCTCTTGCATAATATACAAGATTTGGTCAAAGTTATCATTCAAATCACTTGAACGAATAGCTGAACCTGAGAAGAAAACAGAAGGTGTTGATGTAGTAGGAGTTTGACGGAAAATCCGTACAGTAGCTCCTGAAGTAGGTGCTACAGTAAAACTTACAACAGTAGGATTAGCAGGATCAATTGTAAATGCAGTAGTACCTACAGCGTTAATACTAGCTTTAACGTGTTCAATTTTTAGATAGGGAAAGGGAAAAGAGAAGTCAGTATTAGTTCCATTGACTCCATCGGCTACCCCTACGTATTCAATTTCAGTTGTTGCCATGGTTTATGGTTGTTAAGGTTTACTTACGGATGGAAGTAACTTCAGGGATGACGCCCATTTCAGCTTTAGTTTTGGACAGTTTAGCTGCCAGAATTCGTGCTTCAATAGCATTCTTCATGTCAGCGTTAAGTTCATTATAGGCTTGACGCTCTGCTTCACGTAAAGCAACACTGAGCAGATAATGAATCTGATCATAGTGGTCCAAAGACGTTTGCTCTGACGTAACACCACGTAGACGTGCTTCACGCAACTCATTAATAGTGTTACGTGCTTTTGCTGTACCCATGATGGAACGGATACGTTTTTTAAAGTACTCTTGTTCACCCATTAATCGGAACAACTCAGAACGCTCTGGGCTTTCAAGTTCAACACCATCACGTTTTTTAAACGAAGAGGAGATGTCAAATTCGATGTCTTGCAAGAATTTCTCTTCTTTTGTTTGTCCTGGGTAGATCTTGATGGGGGAAACAGCGTTGTAAAGACGTTGAAGAAGAGTGTACTTATTAGGGATTTTACCTGTAACTGGGTTGTAAAGTTCAGGCAAACGGTTAACTGGATCAAACATGCCAACCAGTTGGTTACGGTTAGCAATGTGAGAAAGGATACCTTCCTCTACAATTCTCAAACCACCATCCAAAGTACGTCCCATTTGGTTACGAAGACCAGCCAAAGGACCAAGTGCATTGATATGACCAGCTGCAAAACGTTCAGCAGCAAACCTATTACCAGATGCTAGCTCAACCAAAGGTGTCAAACTAGATAGCAAAGCTTGGTCAGTAAGGGAGCCACCAAGAATAAATGCAAGTTTTTCAAACATATTCTCAGTCATTGCTTCACCCAGCATGTCAAAGTTATCTGCTGTGTTAGCAAGCATAGCTACCCAGTTAGAAAGTCCAGGTCCGAGAATCTTTTCATAACCAATACGTATACCACCAACTTCCCAAACTCGCCGTTCCCAATCGCTATTTTGTTCACGAGAACGTTGAGCAGACCTGTCGTACAAACCATCACCAGTCATTTTAATAGCACCCATAACCATGCCAGTTAGAAGCGTACTAGTGATGAATGTGCCGATAGCTTTTTTACCAAGAGTTTTATTTTTCAAATCAATGATGGTATCAAGTTTGAGACCTTCATCCATTTGACTTGGACTGAACCCACGATTAGTTAGTAGGCTATCCATCAACTCAGGATTAGCCACTAGATCATCAACAGAGGTAAATGCAAGATCTTGAATATCCTTTTGGAAACTCTTAAACGGCAAGGGCATATAGTCGTCAGTCAATTTGACAACGTTTGCCATTGTAGTGGGGAACAGGAAGAACATCCTAGCTGCTGGAACGTGCCGCAAAAACTCATCCAATGCCTTAACCATTTCAGTGTCAAGGTTAAGTGCAATTTCAGCGTTATTATATTTAACAGCTTCGTCTGCAATAAGTCCGTTCTCATCAAACATGCTGTTGTAATTTGCATCAGCAATCTTTTTGATGTCACCACGTTTAGCTTCTTTACCAAGACGCTTAAGCTCACTCATAGCACGGAAACGAGCATGAGCGTTAGCCAGGCTTGCATTAGACCATCCATCCATACCAGTAAAGGTATTGGGAATGAAACGGAATACAGGATCAGCTTCCATGTGCTTTTGAGCCTCATAGAAATTGATCACGTAAGTCAAACCATGCTTATCTTGAGCTGCTGCATCTTCAGCTAGTTTTTTGTAAGCATTAATTTTCTGCTCTTGTTGAACAATCAGATCAAGACGAGTTTGGCTTTGAACAGAGTTGGGATTCTGGGATGCTTTCATAAACATCTTTCCAGCATAAGGCAAGGCTTTACGCTGAGTATCACTGATAGCACTGTATGCCATCCAACCACGTTGAATTGAATCTAAATCACGGCGGAGTACAGCACCGGCAAAATAAGCCACTGGTTCTGCAATAGTACCACCGATGTTACCAAAGAAGGCTGACAGACCAGTGTCAATAGAAGACAACATAGAGTTATAATAATTGCCTTTAACAGCCTGTGCCAAAATGTTTGGCGCTTCGGGATTGCGATCAATCAAAGGACGCCAGCGAGTAAAGGCATTCAACACCTCTTCGTTAAGACGAGAGATGCTATTAACACGTCCATCAGTCAACTCATACAATTCTAACAAAGCATCAGCAACTTTAGGATGCTCGTTCATCAGGTAGTCGAGACTATCCCCAAATAGGTTGACATCTCGTTGAACCTGATTAAGAACTCCTGGAAGTTCATCTTGAATAGCTTCTATCTTATTAGGTGATTGTCCTTTACTAATAAGTTTTTTGAAAAGATTTCTAGTAGATTTCTTTTTATTAGCGTAGTAACGGCTAACACCTTGCAGCTTCATCAAGAACATCAAGTTCTCTTTTAGACGCTCTTGAGCATTAGCAATTGACTTAGAACCTGCATTGATACGAATACCTTCTGCAAGGTCAGATACACCACCAGCCAAAGAGGTTGCAAGGTAACCTTGAGTTCTAGCAATATCCATGCTAGTAAACTCTTTTCTCATAGTCCCCACTGCTTCAAACAGTTTAGCGTAACCATCTTCAGCAACGTACTCTACACCATCCTTTGTTTTAACAATAAATGGCTCTAGCGTTTCACGCAGTTCTTTAACACTCATCGAAGGGTCAAACAACTCAACGGCTAGATTATCACCCTGTTTGACAACATCATCAAAACTGATAGACCAGTTCTTAGCTTGCATACCATACTCATCAGCCTCCTTAAGCTGTTGAGTCAGACCTAAGGTAACTTCTTCAGCACCCATTGGGTTAGTACCAGCGTATTTAATAGCCGGAGGACTAGCAACTGAGCGCAAGCGACCATAGACAGTGTCGTAGTTCTTAGCAATACGGACAGCATCCACACTAGCACCGATGATACCAAAATCATCAACGGTACGCATACCAATCTCATTCCAATCATAAAGATCGTGAACACCTTTCAGTGCTACGTCCATGTTAGGATTTTGAGAGAGGTTGTAAGCACCAATTTCATCTAGTGCATCTTCCTGTCCCAAAGCATATTTAGTCAAGTCATCTACATCATCTGCAGCTGGAGCAGCAGCATCTAGGTAGGCTTGAGCTTTTTTAGTTTTACCTACAAGCTTAGGAGGGTTGGAAAAGACATCACGGACTTCACCAATACTTTCCCCAAACTTACCAGCAAACCTAACAAAAGGAATAATGAAACCTAAAGCCAGGTCTTCATTAATCATCTTTTGACGGTTTTCGTCAGGGCTGTTACTATCAAGCGTTGCCCAATTATCAGGAATATAGTCCCATTGAGCAGGCAGTGCTTTTTTAATACTACCCATTAAGTTGTCGCCTTCTTCATAGTTGGCGCTAACAGAACCAACGGCTACACTGCTTCCAGCTTCTACACCACGGGCTCCAAGAAACCGCATAAAAGCGGTGTTACCTAAACGCCAACCAACACGAGTCTGTAATGCAGCTCCAGCACGCATACCCAAGCTTTGCAGACCCATCGTAGGACCTACAACTGCTGCAATATCACGTACTGTTTGGGCAATACCGTTTTCGTATTTAGTAAGTTTAGGTATTTGGAAAGCACTCTTAGGTAAGAATCTGTTAGCCAGATCAGCACCAAAATCAAGTAAACCTGTAGGAACTGCAGTAGCTAATTCAAAAGCACTGCGAGGATCTTCAGAGAATCCTTTCATCTCACTGTCAACACCACCACTAAGTTGTAGGCGGTTCCACTCTTTCCTACTCATACCACGTGCGGCATAGTAGGAGTAATCTTTACTAGGATCAAAAGGCTCTTCCGTAGAAGTAGCAGGAGCTTGTTGTTGCGGTTGTTGTCCTTCCGTAGAAGGCTGTTCCCCTTGAGGTGTGGGAGCTGCTTCAGCCTGTTCCACAGCTTGTTGCTGTGCATCACGCGCTAGCCGCTCCGCTTGCTCTTCCTTAACTTTTGCCTGAATCTCTTGTACAGACTCTTCAGAACGAAGGTTAGCTTTTTCCTCATCAGTTAGAACGTAATCCGCTTCAAGATCTCCGAAGCTCAAATTACTCATTAGTTTAATTAGTTAGGTCTGTATTCAAAGTGGCCGCCGTGAGATCCCTTATAGTCAATCAAAACCCAGCCATATTTAGCACCGTTTTCAATCATCCACAACCTAGACTTTCCGTGAATATCCACAGCATTTCCAGTCATGTGAGCACTAGTAGGTGATCCACCGACACGGGTGTTGTGTGCTTGACTACGCTGAGAACTAGTAATATCAGATGCTCTGACAACACCGTTAGAATCTTCAATCATTTGTGCAAACGCAGCGATTGCAGGTTGACTCATAACAACAGGTCTACCTTGCTCGTCATTCAAACCTTGTATAGTGTAGCCTTCACCAGTTACGTCTGTATTAATTTTATATGCAGATCTCATATATTGAGGATCTGTAAGAACAGAGACACCGGCAATTTCAGCTGCACCCCGCATCACAGTGGTTGGAGTAGGGTTATCAAAGAAAAGTTTTTGAGTCTCAGGACGTGCATTATTAAGAGCCTGAAGTGCAGGATCAAGCATCAATGGAGGGATTTGATCTGCATTAACTTTGTTGCGAGCTAGGATAGCTGCATTAGCCGCTTCAAGTTTAGTAATGCCCAGCATTTCTGCTGTTTTATCGATCTCAGGAGTAAAGACAAGAACTGACCCCGCTCGATTTGCTTCAGAAAGTTTTCTAAGTTGATCGTCTGTAGCAAGTAATCCAGGTGAATCTAGAGCGCTTGCTTGGAGAGCACCAACCGTAGCAATAAGTGTATTCATAGATTGCTCCTTTTGGGCAGCAGTATTTACTTTAAAGTTTTCAATGTGTGTAAATACTTTTTCGTTATTAGGACCAGAGGTGCTGTGATAACGTGCATTCTTGTCCTCATTAAGAATAGCGGCTTTTTTCTCCTCCTCTAATCTGTCAGATGCTATTTGCAGAGCGGCTGCAGGATCATTAGTTTCGTTTAAAGCAGTTTCGTAATCTTCAGCAAAATGCCTTTTCATTACAAGACCGAGACGGAATGCTTCAAAACTAGCTGAGCCTTCAAGTGAATCACCCATTACTTGTTTTGCTGCCGTATCAATCTTTTTAAAAGTTGCTTCGTAATTTTCACCATACTTCCTCACTTTAGTAGCTTGAGTATGGGCTTCAAGTGCCTTGGCCCTGAGTTCTGGATCAGCAATAGACAACACCTCTCCACGAGTAGAAGTACCAACCCGAATCTTTTCGGTAATTATATCGTACCTACGTTGAGATTCTTCCTTGCCTTCAGCAAGTATGCGCCTTTCAAGTTCCACAAATTTACGTGGAAGAACACCATTATATTTTTTAACAAGTTCAGTTTTAGCTGTTGCTAAAATACTCAAATCATCTTGAGCTGATCCAGCTGCAAGCTGCTGTAGCAATCCAGAATGGAAACTTTCAGTATAGGATCTCTCAATATTGATGTCCTTAATATTTTCTTGTTGCCTATAAGCAGTAGTAAAAGCAGAACCCAAAGCTTTTTCAGCTTCTTCTTTACGTGGTTCCCAATACTCACCCCACGTCTCACCTTTAGGACCAAGACGTGCGGAGAAAATACCAGCGGTGTTGTAGACAGGTCTTCCATCAGAATCGCTTTGTTCAGCAATCTTCTGCATCCACTCTTGTGCAGCTTTATTGCCGACTAAGCTTTGGACAGTTGGGAAGTTTGTCTCAATAATAGTACGAGTTTCTTCAGGGTTGTCACCAGCTTGAGCTAGCTTAAACCCAATGTTACTCAGTTCATCTTGAATAAAGTTTTCATGCTGTTTTCTACCAGCAGTGTTAACAGCATTCTGGGTGACATTAAAGATACTATCAAGATACCCTGTCTCCTGTTTAAGAGCAGCTAGTTGACCAGAAATACCGTTGATTGCTTCAAAGTTAGCGTACTCTTCAGCACCAACAATCTGTGTTAACTGACGATTACCCATAGCATCCAAACCCGAGAACTGTTCACCAGTTTCAGGGTTTGTGTATTTCTTAGTTTTGTCACTCATTGCAGTAGTGAGGTGACCACCCCACTTACCACCAATATATTTAAGTAGAGCTGATTTACTTTGATAACCTAACTCATTAAGTTGAGAGATAGCCTGGTCAACATCAATATCGTCAGCACCTTGAGCACGTGCCTGAGCAAGCTTTACTTTACTAGTAAGTTCTTCTACGTTAACTTCAGTTTTAATAGCACGGAGAGCTTTGACTGCAGGGTGGTTGTCACCCATAATCATGATCTCAGCTGCCGTAGCCTTATCTTGCTCTTTTAAACGTTCTAGTTCAATCTTACGTAGTTTTTTAGCTGCAGTCAGGCTAAGATCAGAAACGGTAGTAAACAGCTGTTTACTGACCTTTGTCTTATTATCGTACTCTTCTAGAGCACGTTCAGACAAATCTTGCTGTTCTTTTAACTTAGTATCTAAATTCTGTTGTTGAACATTTTTATTAATCGATGCCTGCTCTGCCTCAATTTTGGCATTAGTCTGCATCGAGTTGGCAATTTCATTGCGGTTAGATACAACAGCATCACGCTCTTGTCTCAACGCATTAGTAAGCCTATCTGAATATGCCTGAAGCTGACTTACATTCCTTTCAGATACCTGTTCAGGACGGAACCCAGCTGGCTGAATTGATCTTTTAAATTTTGCCATTATGATAATCCTGGGAAAGCTGGTGTGCGTACAGGTTCAAATAAACCTCTTTGGTTAAAAGTACTTCCCCCAGAGAAAGCTGACGGAGCAATTTGTGAGTTGAAATATCCAGCGGTATTACCGCCTCCACCTTGAGCAAAGTTATCTGTGGTAAATTTACCACCATCACTTGGACTACCGAAATCAATACTAGCCAAACTATTAGCAGCTTTACTAAACCCTTGAATCAAAGGCATAGCAACACTTTGAGTAGCAGCAGGTTTAGCCATACCAGGAATGATTTGCATAGGCTCAACCCAAGTAGGCTCAGGTGGTTTAGTAGGAGCAGGGATGTCAGGAAGACGACCGGGACGTAGCATACGTGCAGCTTCGACCCTAGCATCTGCAGCAAACTTACCCATGCTAATATCAAACATTCTTAGGTTTGAAGCTTTAACTTCACCTGTCAGGCTTGCATCTAGAACTGCAAGGTCACGACCAATCTGTGCTTCGTTAGATTGAACACGTTTAGCCATAGACCTACCGGCTTGTCCAAGACGTGCTTTACCTTGAGCTTGAAGCTGGGCTACCAAAAGATCTTGTCTTTCAAAAGCATCTTCAGCGCGAGCATCATTTAGAATAAGCTGCTCTCGTGACCTACCTTGTTGGTCAGCAATTTCGTTAAACGTGAGTTGCTTCTGAGAGTTCTCAACGTTCATCAAATACTGCTGAGCATCAGACTTCTCTTGCAAAGCCCGAATTGTCATATCATACTGCCATTTTTTAACAGCAGTTTGGAAATTGTACTCAGCTATTTTCCGGTAGTTTTCTTTATCAGCTTCAAACTTCTCCTCGTTGTATTCGTTTTGAAGTTTAGCTTGTTTGTTCAGAAGGTCTTGTTGTCGGGATTGATGATCCCTGGCCTTTTGGTTTTGCTTGCTAGCATCAGAAGCGCCTTTTATACCACCGGCAATAGCCGTAACTGCACTGATACCAGCAAAAATAGCAGCAGCCATCCTTAAGCCCTCCTATAGAATCGTGGTGAATAGTTACCCTCCCACATCATCGACACCAACGATACAGGGTATGGAAAATCACTTGTCACTTTAAGTTCAAAATTAGTATTACGTTGATGAATAGGTACGATAAATAAGAAGTTAGGCTCTACAGGTACATCATTAGCACCGTAGTCATTTATAGCAGTGACTTCTTTAATCTCAGTCCACTCTCTGCTGCTACCTAAACGACTCTTAAACGTCAGTGCACCGGTTCTACCGGCTGACACTTTGACCCTGGAGATAGTGAGGTTAGCGGTAAAGTCAGTAGTGGCCTCATTCCTTCTGAAGTAGAAAGTAGGTAGAGTCACTTCAAACTCATACTTGTACCCAATAACAATACCGCTAGCAAAAGAGGTAAGATCACCTTGAGCTTCTAGGTATTTATAGTTAGTGCCACTCTCTATTTTAGGAGTAGCTTGTACAGTGTAACCTTCATCCGTAGCAGGACTGACTAGCAACACAGTAGCTTCTGTAGCAGAGATAGGAGTGTAGGGTGTATAGATTTTAGTGATGTCATTGTTAGCATCATACACCACCGCATCGACACTTGAGTGCGGCTTGGTGGGCCTTGCAACGTAGTCTAGGCATGTACTACCGTCCGTGCTAGTAGACGTTGCTGTGACGGCTCCTGTGGGCAGCTCATCGAGTGTAATGGTTTGGATAGTGTACTCATCCTCGTGTTGAGAAATGATCACTACTTCATCGTTTAGAATGGTAGCGTCTTGGATTGTACCAGTCAGCTTCCACTTCGTCCATGCTTGGAATAGATTTTCTTGACCATTGTTGTAGAAACGGAACAGGTACAAGTACGATGAACCACGGTCTACAAGGACGACCAAAGAGTTTTGAGGACTAACAACAATGTTATCAATAGTGTTAGGAATCCACTCCAACACTGCCTTACTGATGTCAACCACAACAGGGTTCTGTTCAACGTCTTGTAGTTGAATGGAGAACACCTTACTGTAGCTAGACACCTGGCTAAGGAACATAGCACTAGTACCAACATCCACAGGAGAGATGTTAGGATCCATCTCATAGTTAGAGATAGAACGTACCACCGAACTGCTGGGAGTCAGGATACTGGTGTCAGTGGAGAACACCTGGAACTGTTGGCGCTCACTAAACAAGGTAAGACCTTGGGGTGAAGGCAGAACGTCAATCAGTTTAACAGGACGCACACTAGACACGTTCAAGTCAATAGGATCAGAGTCAACCTGAGTCAACGCTGAACGCGAGAAGAAGTTATACGAGTCGTTAGCTACACCAAAGATGATATTGTCTTCAGCCAACACACCAAAACGGTTGTTGTAGAAGAAAGTCGATGTAATTTTTTTCCCAATAAATGAGGGGTCAGGGTTGGTAACAGTATCACCTGCTTCCCTACCCTTGAGTTGTGCAGTAGTAAGTGGACCAAAGGTAAACGTAGTTGCACCAGTGTTCGCCAGTTCATGCGGCATGGTGGCTGCGTTAATACCAGGAGACACATCACGTGCCCTAGTCTCTTTCCAGTAGCCCCTACCCTTTTGAGTGTTGTAAGCTACATACTCTACGTAGTAATCATCAGCAGCAGAATCACTGTTAAGGATGGTGACGTGATGACCATGGAAGGATTCAAGAGGTAGTTTAGCAACGTCAGTTACTTCATCCTCAAACACTTCCAAAGAGTCGTTATTCAAACCACCTTTAGCTTCAATAGTAAATGCTACAGGAGTACCAGTAAACGTACCGTTAGTGTTTTGGTAGTCAGTCAGTACCTGATTAGTACCACTGAACCGTTTGATAACAAGGCTGTTAGTGTAACCTTCAAGACACCACGTACCTGCAAAGTCAGCGTTACTAGCTGAGTGCTGTGCATCAATAGTGGCTTTGATAGCGTCTACTAGATCATGGCTTGTGTTGACATGTGATGAGTTGTACAGCAACATATCATCAAACGTTGACGTATTCTGTGCGGTAACAGTAGTAGCAATCCCTTGAATAGTTACAGTGTAGTCATACGTAGATACAAGAGTCAATAGCTTAAGAGTAGCCACAGAGTCAGCTACATAAGTACCAGCTGCTTGCATAGCAGTGGTGACAGTACGGTTAGTAATAACAGTAACGTCTTGGATACTGCGGAAATGATAGTCGTTAGCAGTAGTACCAGTTAGATAGCTTGTACCAGTGTTGGTAACTGTACACCACGTACCATCTTTTTTCCAAATGTAGATGTTAGTACCTTTAATAGCACCAACATAAGACGTGGCTTCACCTCTATCGATTGAGAACCAGACGGCACCGTCAAGAGCAGCCTTGTTAAACGGTGTACCGCCAGAGTCCTTAAGTTGTTCGATAAACTTCATTCCCGGTCTTTTCAGTAGACCGTAGGTGGGATCAGGATACCCGTTAATACACTCAGATACCTGACCTTCTAGTTTCTTGTCGTCATTTTGTTTTGAGACACCACCAAGAAAATTAGGTGTCAGTTGAGTTACTGCGGGCATTATCGAATCAGTGCATTAAATGGATTGTAGCTCTTATAGTAGTTACCTTCTTGAGGATCACCGAAATAAGTTAGATCATTTTGATTGCATTCGTACTCAAGAGCCATAGCCCTTGCATACGCTTCCTTCTGTTGCAGCATTTGGTATTGGTTAGGATCACCAACGACTCGGCTAGAGACAATAGCTGCAGCACGTGCTACGATATAAGCTTGGACAGGTTGAGGAAGATAAGTATAGTCATACTCCCACACCACATCCAGGTAAAGAGTTTCCCCAGTATCCCACACATCAGTGTGCTTGATAGTATCGTACAGGTAACCACCACGGTTAACTGCATTGCGTCCCAAGTTAGCTACGTAATCCTGACTAAGATCAATCTGGATAACGTTGTTGGGAATCTGTACTTTGTTGCTGCTGTCTGGCTGAATAGCAGTGTAGTTACGTTCCCTATTGAAAGACCATCCTTCCGATTGGACTTCCCGACAAACCTCCTGAAGTGTGTTGTATGCAATCGCAACTTCCGGGTTGGTTTGGTTTTCAACTTTGTAAGAAACAATAGACTTGAGCATCGTAGTGCTACCTACAGTCTGAGAGATATTAACCGTGTAGTTATACGTCTCAGGAGTGGTGCCTTGGGCAACACCTGCAGTAGCAATAGAAGTATTAGTTGTTACACCAGTACCAGAGATATAGGTACCGACTGCAATACCAGAAGTTTCCGTAGTCAAAGTGGTGCCACTAATTGACCCCGTAAAACTATCAGTCTTTTCTAGTACAAAAGTTTCTTCAGTCTCAAGAGAATTTACAGGAGCCTGACCAACTGACGCCAGGATCTGATTAACAGCTTGTAGCTCAGTGTTGGAGCCAGTAGTCGAGTAAGGCATTTGATTCTTATTCTCAATAAGGAATTAAAAAAAAGGAGCCCCCGAAGGAGCTCCCATAAAACGATATAAAATTATCAGGCGTTAGCAGGATAAGTCGTGCCGAAGGCAGAACCTGCAGTGCTGGTAGCGTGGAGTTCCACACAAGCAGCGGGGTTCAGGAAGTCAGCGCCCATGGCGAGACGACCCAGGATAACGTCACCCTGATAAATCACGGACACGTCACCGCTGGTGACCTGAACTTGAGGAGCGATAGCTTCAACACAACCGGCTGCTTCACGTTGGAAGATCAGACCACAGGAAGTATCGAAAGCATTTTGCTCACCGTAGTTGTTGTTCATGCCGGTGACACCGCCGCCGTCTTCGAGTTCGGTATCGCTACCAACGAAGTCGCCAGTGTTACCAGGAGCACCAACACCAGTGGTACCGCCGTACTTGACACCGTAGTTACCCATGAAAGGAATATTCATGCTACGGTAGATCTTGATACCAGCGATCTCAACCAGGCCCTGGCCGCTTTGCAGCGCAGCACCTTGGACATCGCGGTTGATCAGACCACTGTCACCAGTAGCTTGAATCAGAGCGTAGTACTGACGGGGGTTCAGGACGGCAACACGACCGTCTTGGCTGACGCCCTTTTCGTCAAGAGCAGCAGCTGCATCATAGAATGCGGACACCAGCTTAGCGGCATCATAAGCATCAGACAGAGCACCGGTACCAGTACCAACTTGGATCTGGGTACCACCAGGCTCTTCCATGCTCACCAGGCTACCACCGGTACCAACGGATTGGACAGGAGAAGCTTGACGTGCACCTTTGGCGATAGCACGGAAGATCAAACGGTCATACTTTTCTGCGAGAGCATAACCAATCTTGCGAGAGATTTCGCTACGCAGGTCGTAATGCGACAGAACTTCATCCAATTCGTACACGAATGCACTGGAGATCAGAAGATCATCACAGGTGATCGTCTTCTCAGCCACCGGGGGACGACCATCCGAATCACCAAGGATGCTGTTACCAGGAGTATGGTACTCAGCGGTAGTACGTCCAGTGTAGATAAACTGGAGACTCTTACCACCTTTGAGTACACGACGCATCACAAGATCACGCGCGATCGTGTTGTTTTGGAAGCCTTTGAACATTTCACCTGAAAACAACTTCAGGTAAAGAGCGCGAGCGTCACCGGTACCATTGTTTTGGCCTTGCCGGGTTAGCTGCGCAGGGTTGACAGAAGATTGAAAAGCCATTTTTAAAGAGAGTAGTTATTAGCAACTCTCTGAACGTTCAGAGTTATTTAGTTTTATTGTGGTCTATCCCACCGTCTAGACGGCAAAGGGTGTCCTCGTAAGGGCCAATGCCAATAGGTAAGGGAGGGTTTGCACCTCCCTATGCCGCTTTAACGGACTACCTGTTTGGTGTAAGAAACGCCGCGATACTTGTAGGTGACTTGAATAGCCATGATAATCTCCAAGTACTTGACCCCCGTTCCATGATCAAGCTTCATGCGTCCCTTGTGGGGATGAACGGACGGAGATTAGCCTACAGCAGGTGCAGTAAGAGCAACAGGAGTTACGTCTGCAGCAGCGAGGTCTAGTGGAAAGTTGTGAGCATTACGTTCATGCATGACTTCGAATCCAAGGTTCGCTTGGTTGAGCACATCAGCCCAAGTCCGCACAACACGTCCCTGGCTATCCAGTAGGGACTGGTTAAAATTAAAACCGTTAAGATTAAAGGCCATCGTAGACACGCCCAAACTAGTGAACCAAATGCCAACGACAGGCCAAGCAGCCAGAAAAAAGTGAAGGCTACGGCTATTGTTAAAGGATGCGTACTGGAAAATAAGTCGTCCGAAGTATCCATGTGCAGCTACAATGTTATACGTCTCTTCCTCTTGACCAAACTTGTAGCCATAATTAAGAGACATGTCCTCTGTCGTTTCACGAACAAGAGAAGACGTGACAAGACTACCGTGCATAGCGCTAAACAGGCTACCCCCAAATACACCAGCGACTCCAAGCATGTGGAACGGATGCATGAGAATATTGTGTTCAGCTTGGAAGACCAGCATGTAGTTAAACGTACCGGAGATACCGAGTGGCATTGCATCAGAGAAAGATCCTTGACCGAAGGGGTAGATGAGGAACACTGCAGAGGCTGCAGCGACAGGAGCAGAGTAGGCAACAAAGATCCAGGGACGCATCCCTAATCGATAGCTAAGTTCCCACTCTCGTCCCATGTAAGCATAGATACCAATGAGGAAGTGGAAGACGACGAGTTGGAACGGTCCCCCGTTGTAGAGCCATTCATCAAGTGAACTAGCTTCCCAAATTGGGTAGAAGTGTAGTCCGATGGCATTGCTGCTCGGAACGACGGCTCCCGATATGATGTTGTTTCCATAGAGGAGGGAGCCTGCGACTGGTTCTCGGATTCCATCAATGTCTACGGGTGGCGCAGCGATGAACGCTACGATGAAACAAGTGGTGGCAGCAAGGAGACACGGAATCATCAGTGTTCCAAACCAACCAACGTAAAGGCGATTATTAGTCGAAGTTACCCAGTCACAAAATTGTTCCCAGGCACCCGACTGTTTTTTCAAGGCGATAGTAGCAGTCATTAATTAAGTGCGTTGTTATGTGAGGGTAAGTATGAGCGCACTTTAGTAAGGGCTGGCAAGGCGCTTGTCCAGTCCAGCCCTATACTTTATCAGAAAGCGTACTTCACGCCAGCCTTGGTACCGTAGGAGTTGGTGTCGTCAAAGGCAGCAGAGATTTCACCGTAGACGGAGAGCTTATCACTAGCAGCAACAGAGCCGAAGACCTTACCAGTCAGGATGGTTTCGGATTCACCGCCGTCAGGGGAGACAACAGTAGGACCAGCTTGGATGCCATAGGAGGCAACACCAGATGCACCTTCCACACCCAGGTGGAAATCGGTAGCAGTGCCAGTGTAGTCAGAACCGGTGAAGCCACTGTTAGCTTCGATGTTAGCATAAGGACCAGCCAGTGCGGGAGCAGCGGCGAACAGGGTTGCGGGGAGGATAGCAAGGAATTTCATGTGTTTAGAGTTAAGCTTTTTTAGCAGTTTTAGCGGCGCGTTTAAAGTTAGCAGCCGTGGGTGCGCCTTTGGACCCAGGCTTTCTCATTTTTTCACCACTGCCTTTAGCGATTCGCATACGCTTGGCGTGGATGTTTGCATAGAGACCAGATTTGGTCATTACCAGATACCAGGAATAAGTTGTCCAGTGAAAGCATAAGCACCGAACGCAGCCATGATACCCATCATAGCCACACGGCCATTCAGTTTCTCAGCGCGTTCGTTGTGTGGAACACCATAGGGATGATCAGTCATAATGAGGGGTGGCTCTTTAGCCCAGATGTTAGTGTCGTTCATTAGAACTCTACGTCAGAGTTAGCAAGTTTATCTAGTACGTCCCGACGATACGCAGGATCACGGTCGTAACGAGGATCGGACATAGCTTGCACCAACTCTGCTTGACTGCGGAAACTGCTGTCTTCATTTTTGGTACCACGACCAGTCAACAGTTCACCATCAGAACCGACAGAATCAGAGTATTTGCTGGAGAGTGCTTGGACCGCAAAGAAGATAGCGTCGGGATTACCACTAGCCATGACGTTATCGTACATGCCTATCTCCTCTTGGGAAAGGTTTTGTCCAGCCCAGTTAATCATGGACTGGTAAGCTTTCTCACCTCCAACCATTTTGAACAGCTCGTTAGCTTGTGCTTCAGTCAGCTGTTCGCCTTTAGGCTCTTCGGTAGATTCTTCTTCTACTTCTTCGGGGGCTTCGGTTTCTTGCTCCCCTTCTTCGTCCCGTACATCTTCTTTAGGTTCTCCTAGTTTCTTTTGTAGTTCAAGATACGCTGACTCAAGAGCAGTGGCATCTTTGAATTTACCAGCCAGTAGTGGCTCATCACCTTGCTCCAAGCTTTCAGCTACTTGCAAGGATTCTTGTTCGGCAGCGTTCAGTCCAGCGTCATTGACTTCTGGAGCAGCGTCTACCATTGTAAGTTGTTCGCTCATTCAATTGGTGGGGGAGTTTCGGTGGGCTGTTCTTGCTGCATTTGCTGCATCATAGCCTGCTCACGTTTCTGATCGACAGAAGCGAGTTGACCAGTCTGCTGAGCCAATGCCAGATCTTGCTGCTGTTGTGCAGCCATCTGTTGTTCTTGCTGAACCTCTTGCATACTCTTAACAAGATTCAGTACATCAATACCAGACGATGCAGCCAAACGCTTGACCACTTCTTCAGGGTTGATGTAAGTTTGAAGAGCTTCAGGACCCATAGTCTGGGCGATAGTCATGAGGAATTGACCAAGGCTTTCTCGGTCTTGCCCACGACCCAAGGCATTGATACCAGCCACAATAGTAGGACTGACAATACCACCCTTGGGAAGGCGAGGAATCTCACCAGTCTTTTGGGCAACGTTCAGTTTACGATTGAGGTAAGGCACAAGGAACTCAACAGTCAGCAAGGAGAAGAGTCCGCCTAGTTGCTGTTCAAGTTCAAGCTGAGTCATCCTAACTTCTTCAGCAGTGGTGCGCTCAGAGTCCCGCACGTTAAGCACAAGGAACGCTTCACTCAACCGCTGCGACAACGTGCCTACCATCTGGTAAGCCGTTTGGAAGTCAGCTGTCTTGCCAACCTGTACCACACCAATGTCATCAGGGCGTCCCTGGATGATAGCACCGTTGCCTGCTTTGGCAAGGGTCTGTGGTTTGGTGGTACTGCTCGGGCTGACAGTAAACACTACCTTAGCAGCTGCAGCGCTGCCTTCGACGAGTGCTTGTGACAGAGATTCAAGTGACTTCAGGTCACCGATGAATTCTTCCACTCGTCCACGTCCGTAGACCTCACCGTCTACGTGGTTGAATCGTAGCACAAGCCAGGGGTTGGCGTCAAGAGGTGCCTTGCCTGCAGACTTAGGAAGGATTTGATCGTACACTTCCTGGTGCCACAGCCAACGATTGTTGTCTAGTTTGACGTGAGTATAGATATCACATTCATCATCTTGGTGAGTCGTGTTATCAGATGGTGAATTGGGTTGTTCAATCTTGTAATCTGGATAAGATTTTTTCAGTAATTTTTTCGAGACTGTTTCCTTTGTTACAATTTCAATAACATTACCGTTACCATCTCTATCTACCACGTAGCGGTTCAAAGGATAAAGCTTGAGCCCATCCTTACCCATGTAGATAAGAGCATTTCCAGCTACAACAAGATGCTTGAGTGCTTGGTGAACGACAACACGATCACTGGAAGCTGCAATAGATTCCATGATGGTGCGTTCAATCTTAGCAAACGACAAGTCAAGTTCTGCTCTGATCTCTGGTCCGAGTTCTTCAGGAAGGTTGATGTCATTAACTTGTAGCTTGAAGAAGCTAGTTTGTGGAGGTAGCAATGCAAGCATAAGTTTACTTGCAAGCGTCACCACACCCTTAGCTCCAACTGATTGCCACGGAGTAGTTAGTTTACGTGCACCTTTAGTGAAGTTCTCATCCTCTCGGATAAGATACGGAAGAGTCAGATCTGATGCTTGTCTAGCACTGTTGAGAAACTGTGAACGATCCGAAGACAGTCTGTCATAACGAGATTTAGCAGACATTAGATGTTCAGCATATTAGACATTTGTTGCGTAGACTGTTGCCTACGCTTGAACTGTTGAGTACCACCAATGGTTGGTAGTTGAGTAGCAGGAGCAATCTGTAGCTTAGGTGCCATCTTGCTCCGTGCAAGGTTAGCAGAGGATATAATACGAAGACGTTCTTGCAAAGCTTTTGCTTTCGCTGCTTGCTTCTCTTTGTCTTGCAGTTCAGCAAGTAATTTATCAGCAGCTGTCAACGTAGTCTCAGCTTCAGCTCTGTAACCCAAAGCTTCTTCTGTAAGTTGAGGCACTAGTTCTCCTCCATATATTGGATGACCCACTCAACGACACTACGCTGACCAGATCGGTACATAATTTTTTCCATTGTATCTTCAGGTGTAGGGTTGGTGGGCGGAAACGTTTCTTCTAGTTTCGCAAGCATGGCGTTAGCAGTCATGCCCCTTACATCTAAAAGATCAAGCGTATTGAGGGAGGTTGGGGTTTGCATGTTCGAAAAAAGCAGGCATTCTGGCTCTCTTAGTTTCGACAAGTTCTGGTGCCTTACCCTCATACATTAAGCGGTCACTAGAATCGAGCCAAAATTTTTTGTTCAGATATTTATGAGGGTTGTTTGCCTTGAGAGGCTGCATCACCCAATTAATGGTTGCCTTGCGGAGTTTATCGAGAGAAGGACTGCTATCGAGACCAAGCTCACGACATACCAAACTATTCGTAGCCACATGGACTTGTTCATCTCTACTAATATCAGCGGATACAGTTCTTAGCGCCGCATCTCCCGTAAAACGGAAAAAGGGTAGGAGCACAAAGAAAATCGCACGCTCGGCAACCAACGCCTTGAGGATCGTGTGATCCGGATGAGCAATCCAGGCGTCCCGGAGGCGCTTACCTTCTTCCTCAGCTTTCTCATCAACGCCCATGGAGTTGGTAATATAACCCAGTGCAAGGTCGTGCTTAATCTCGTCTTGGACGTTGGATTGAAGGAGTGGCCGCGCCAGCTCTGGTACATCATTGTTTAGAGCATCAGAAATAAAATCACCAACTGGCAGTTCCATATGACGGATAGCCAAGGCACGGTAGATTGCCTCTTCCGCACCTTCCATCACTTGACTGGCAGTTGTTTGGACAGGTGTCCAGGTTCTCTTGCGAGAGAGTAGTTTATCGTATGGGTTCATTCGCCGCAATTACAATCAGGAGCAGGATCATTAAGAAGTGACTCCAGGTAATCATCGACCTCAGACTCATCCAATGCAGCGTATGCACTGGTCTTGTCTTGCGTGTCACCCATTACCTGAAGCGAATAATAAAGGGAGGTCTGGTCAGATGCCAGCCACTCTTCGATAAACGCTTCATCATAGGTGATCACATCAGACCAACTATTGAAGCTATAACCGTGAAGAAGTCCCGTGTTGTCCAGCATCCGAAGGATACCGTTAGCAACACTCATATATGCATCCCAGCCAACTTCCGATGCGATCTCAACAGGACCGTAATCGTAGCTCTGGACACCAAAGGTACCGCTATCACGGTCCACCTGACGGGCAATGGGAGGTGCAATTTCCGGAGTGGCAGTGTAGCCATCCGGGTCAGTATAACGGTAGCTGCACGAAGCAGTAGGAGCAATGGCAAAGGCACGGTCCATGTTGTTGACCGACGCAATCATTGCTGCTTGATTGATACCGTGTTTAAATTCAGAAGCAAGGGTGATTGCCGGGGTGTACTCTATAATCTTATCACCACTGTTGACAAGAGCAAGAGCCTCACCAAATTCTTTGTAGCTTACGTTGTACCTTCGTAGGAGGTTGGCAAGTCCAAGCATTCCCAGTCCGACTTGTCGGTCTGTTTCTGGTGGCAGGTACTCTCCAGATTCTCCAACACCTGTCCGGCCATGGAGACTGCACAACTCGGACATACCTTTAACGAAAGCCGGGGCGATGTCCTCAACGTAGCAGGCAGCAAGATTGATATGTTGTAGCAGGCAAGTTCCTCGTGACGGCAGGTAAACTTCAAGGCAGACGTTACCACGGATTCGGTTTCCATATGCATCAACTTTAGTTTTGTTTAGCCAGATGTCACCCTGGCGGATGCCTTGCAGCAGTGCCTGGCGGACATTAGGTGTAGCTTCTTCCCACCAGTAGTCGTTGATGTTAACACATCGCTTGACCCAAGGCAGTTCAGCACGTGGTGCTTGGATGAACTCTAGCACATCAGGGTGACAGAGGTCAAGGTGGCACACCACAGCACCGTTCTTATAATGCCCACCCCGTCGGAGGGTTTGATTCAAGGTGGAGTAGATTTGTGCGAATGATACAGGTCCAGAAGCTGTAAGACCCTTGCCATTTTCACTTCCTTTGGGTCGGAGCTTTGATAGATGGACTGCAACGCCTGCTCCAAATCGTAAGGCGTGTGAGACGAATCTCCAACTGGCTTCGATTCCATTAGGTCCTTCCATAGAATCCTCCACTACGAAGACAGTGCAGGAAACGGGAAGGCGGGAGGTGGGATCGTCAATCCATGACTGTACGCGCCCAGTGCGAGCGACGAGTTCTTTTGTAGCGGCGGTCATTATTAAACGAGATCAGTAAGGTTAGGGGGTTGATAGTTTGGTCCCTTCAGGACCTTGCCGTCTTCACGGCGGATGGGTTGACCGTTTTCACCAAGCTTACTCATGTTGCTTTGGTGTACACGATCCATTGCTTCATCCAAATCCCAGTTGAGATTGGTAGCATATTGATAGCAGACGTAGACAAGATCTGCAAGCTCTTTCAAGCAGTCCTCAGCGTTACGTGTGTAGCCGTAGATCAACTGCTGCTCAGCTTCAAGAAACTCTTTGAATTCCTCAACGATCAAACGCTTCTGCATCTCCCGTGAAGCTGGCCCAGTATCGTTCGTCACTTGATAGCCATGGCGAAACTCTATCGCTTGGGCAGTCAGAAAGGATTTCATTTTCTAGTTCGTTCTGTAGGTAGTGGATAGCTTTGCGCAGGTCTGCCACCCGATCATCTTTGTAACCAGCACGGCAGATATATTTAATGGCATTGCCTAAGTGAAAACTCAGTCCTTGGTCTCGGATGAAGTCCCAAACCTGGATAGAACCTCGTCGATAGTAGTTGGGTCCAGTTGAGTTGGAGTCGGCCACTTTTTTACTAAGTTAGTGAGTGAATTGGATAGGACAAAGTTCTGACGTTGCAACGCAAGGAAGACAGTAATGATATCTTCCTTGGCTGTAGTCGGTTTGTTAAGAGCGTCTTCGATTTGACGCATCTTAAAGTCTTGCTCAAAGGTGAGCTCAGTTACTGGTGGTGGGGGACCAAAGCTTGACGGACTCGGTGTCGAAGTCATAATCTGTGTGTTGGAGGATCTTTGCAAGCTGCGCATTTCTAAGAGCAGTAGATTCGTCAAGTCCCTTTGACTCAAATGCTTGAACGACGGTCTCCCACGTGTAACCGTTCTCTTCAAAGAAGGCTTCTGCACGTTTGATCCCGAATCCAGGAACTCCGCTATATCCATCAGTCTGGTCACCAGCCAGCGTCTGAATGTAGTGCCAACGCTCACCTTCTTCTTCGGTGATGGTGACAACGGCATTAGAAAAATCATACAGGTCTCCAGGTATCTGTCGCATGTCTTTATCAGGTGAGCAGATAATGTGACCTTTATACTTGGTGGCATAAATGCCCATCGCATCGTCTGCTTCTAGCTCAGGCATTACAACAACGTCGTACTCTTCCTTGAGCTTATTGATGACCCGTCTGTATCCGCAGGGTTTCTTGCGGTTTCGATGTCCTTTATACGCCGGGTCAATTCGTTTACGAAAATTGACGCTATCAGTAAAAAACAAAATAGTATCGTCGAAACATCCAAGATCATTTGAAACCTTGAATAGTTCTCTTTCGACCATGGCGTAGGCTTCGTTGAAACGAGACTGTACGAGGATAACGTCGTTTCCCCAGTCAATGTCCATTTCACAAGCGGCGCAGGCTTTGTAAACGATGTAGTCGCAGTCAATTAATGCACTCATTTACCCTGCCCTCGCCTGAGCTTACGCCCGTGCGATGGCTTACTGCGCTTGCCGTTGCCTTGGCGGGTGTGTTTATATTTAGCACGGGACTGAAAGTCTTCACGTCCCAGTGCAGTTTTAGATCTCATTGCCATTAGTGTACTTCACTCCAGTTATCGCCTTGCTGGGCTTCAGCTGCGATTGGGATTCTAAAATTGTAGTAGCGTCCAGCTTCTTCAGCTGAACGTACCAGGGATGTTCGTAGTGCGTCCACATCTCGGGGATCACACTCGAATTGGATTTCGTCATGAACAAATGCTAGTTGTGAGCAACATAGCTCACGTGTGTTGTCGTGGTTAATTAGTAACCAACGTTTCGCTAATACTCCGGCAGATCCTTGGAGGAGGTAGTTAAGGGCCTTGTGGGCACCATCAACAGAGCAGCGGCGACCGTCACATAGGCTGATGTAACCAGATTCCGCCTTGGACTTAACCGCAGTAACCAGTTTCTCAAGTCCTGGTACCGCATCCATGTAAGCTTGGCGGATTTCTTTGCCCTTCTTCTTTGCCTGGGATTCAGTAAGTTGAGCATCGTAACTCTTTCCTAGTTTGGCATCGCCGGCACCATAGAGGAAGGCGTAGGTAACTGTTTTAACGGCACGTCTGGAGATACCAATTTTGTCGGCATTGACTTGGTGAATGTCTCCATTAAGAAGAATTTCTGCATACCGCCCGCCATCAAAGCGAGCAAGATAGTGAGCAAGGCACCGCAGCTCAATCCCACTAAGGTCGGCACCCACCATGGTTTGCCCTGGTGTTGCCCGGAAGAGTTTTCTGAATTCTGAGTCACTGGGAACCTGTCCGAGATTTGGTTTACGATGGGCGCAACGAAATGTGTTAGTTGCGACTGAACAATGATGATGTATTCGGTTGTTTCGTACAAGCTTGAGCCATGCATTGTCACCCTCGCTGAGCATACCCAGCATCTTGGTGATAGTCAGCACACGTAGAAACATGTCCGACGCTTCAGTACCTATGTCCTTGAGGATAGGTTCGTCAATGATAGGCTTGCCTGTTGCAGTCAGTTGGGTAGGTTTCCAACCGTGATGTGTCTGTAGGATCCACGCAATGTGGTCACGTGATGAGGGATTGAGTTCTTTAAGGCGCGTGAATGTGGCACCTGCTATATATCCCTGTGTTTTGTTAGGTCGCTTAGGAGTAAACTCCGCGCCTTTGACGAAAGCATACCTGTTTCGTAGTAACTCACAAGTTTGTTCAAGCTCTCTTTGGAGAGTAGATGTAAGTTCCCATGCAGCAGGCTCATCAAAGTACCATCCATGGATCTCCTGTTCAGTAAGTATTTGTGCTACCCGATGCTCTAACGTGAGCCAGTCAGGTAGGGATGGAAGTGGTCGCATAATTTTGTAGTCACTTTAACGTCTTGGACACAATAGTCCTGCATCTCTTGTGACCATTCTTTCCAATCTGTGTCCTTGCCAAAGACACCCTTAGCTTCATTCAGTCTGTAACCGTATGCTTCAAGGCTGTGTCGCCCATAGAGTTGCATAGGCATTCCTTTCCAGTTTCGTCTGCTGTCAAGTGTGTAAAGGTCAGCATGATACTGGCGAGACAGAACAAGTGTATCAACAATCTCACCTTGTGGTGCAAACCACGGGTAAAGTTTCTTGATTGCTGGGATGTCATAACCTATGATGTTGTGCCCGACTATTTTATCCGCTTCTTCAAGTCTTGAGATACCACGGACAATCGGTTCCTGATCTCCCTCGTCGTTATAACAAAGGGTTTGGTCAGCTTCGACATCATAGATGACAAGACAGTGGATGCAGGTAAGATCATAGAGTAGACCGTTTGTTTCTATGTCAAAGATTAGGGTTGTCATTCCAGTGCCTAATTACACCAGCTACAATAAATAAGTTTGTCACAAATATAAGTCCATTAAACAGAAGGTTGTACGTTAGCAGCTTTATTCGCTGCAGTTCCCTTCCATTGATACGTTTTGTCGATGAACTGCGCTTTCGCAACGGCTTCAGGAGTAGGAGGGTTAGGTCGTTTCAATTCAGAAGTCAGTGGTTGCATCGAACTCTGGTTGGGGTTCAGTTTCATTGAATTTACAGGAGGCTAGGTCATAACTCAGGTTACAGGCTACACCAACTTCGCCTGAATAGCGATTTTTAAGGATTCGCACTGTTGTATCACCTCGTTTAGAAGTGGCCTGTTGATCTCTTTCGAGCGCGATAACTCCGTCAGAGAGCTGAGCAATAGCTGCGCTTCCCCTGAGCTGCCCCAAAGTGACCCTAGCTCCTTCCTCATGTGGTGTGTCATTTGATGTTCTCCGTAAGTGAGACACTAGGAACATGGCGACACCTGTACGCTCAACTAGTGAACGCAGGCGGGTCATGGTCGTGTCGATCATACGTCTCTCATCACCATCCAAACCGGATAGCAGAATAGAAAGGTGATCTAGAAAAATGACTCTTGCGTCAAGTCCTGTAGCCAGATACTCGATCCTGTTGTAAATAAGATCAGGATCAAAAGAACCAAAACCATCAAAGAGGTAGAGATTCCAATCAGCAAGAGTCTTTTCGTAGGCATCTGTCAGTGTCTTTCGGTCATGTTCACCGATGTGTAGTGACTTACCTACAGCAGCAGACATCAGTCCAAGTGCAGTACGTCGATTGGACTCCTCAAGAGCCAGGTAACCGACCCGTTCTCCTTTGTTGAGAAGGTCAGTCGCAAGTTCACGACAGAATGAGGATTTTCCGATACCAGATCCTGCAGTAATCGTGACAAGCTCTCCATATCGGATCCCGTGCAATTTGTTTTGAATTCCTCTAAACGGGTACTCATGATCAGCTGGGGGTGTAGGTGTGGTAACTAATTCTAAAAGAGACTTGCCATCAACAATACCATCAGGTCTGTACTCACGTGAATCCCAAATAGCACGGCGGATCGCATCACTATCATTATTGCTAAGCGCATCAGACGCGTCTTTGTAGTCATCGTTTAACGACGCAATTTTTACCTTTCCGGGTGGTAAAACGCTTGCCGCTTCCTCCGCCGCTTTACGGCCAGGAGCGTCATTGTCGAAGAACAAGACAATCTCCTCATAGCCCTGGAGCCATGGAATAACTCGTTGTATAGCTTTCTTTGCTGAAGCTGCTCCGCTGGGAAGAGAGACCATCGGCCACCCAGGCATTGCCTCTTGGCAACTAGCGGCATCGAGTTCGCCTTCGGTGATAACAACTCGCTTTCCAGTGGCAGGAAAGAGGTGTTGACCGAACAGGGTACCTGGGACATTGCCTTCGTAGGTGAATAGTTTGTCTTTTGTTTTGCTTTTGCATCCCTCTAGTACTCCAGACTCACTGAAGTAATAGAAGCGCAACACCTGACCGTCCTTGTGGATGTGGTATTGCTTGCAAACTTTCTCTGAGATGCGACGTTTTTGCAGCCGTTCGGCTGATCCACGCATCGAAATTGAGGTAGTCATTTGATGAA